GGGCCCTGAAGCGCACAAGTTACCTACCGACAGAATTGTTTTTTGAGTTAGATGGCACACCCGAAAGCCACTGACGAGTACATCACGCAGACGGAACTTGCGAAGCGGCTGGGCATGACCACACCAGCGGTGGCCAAGCTGAAGAACGCTGGCAAGATCGTGATGGCCAAGCGCGACGGCAAGCAGTTGGTGGCGTATCAGGCCACATTGAAGCGGCTGGGCGAAACGCTGCACCCAAGCTACAGCCACAAAGGGCTGAAAGCCGTCAGGAATGCCGCGATGTCGGACGAAACCGACGCCGAACCGGACGAATACGGCGAAACCCACGTTACCCTGGCTGAAGCGCAGCGCCGGAAGGCGGTTGCGGCTGCGGCGCTTGCTGAACTGGAACTGGCCGAAAAGTCGGGCACGCTGATCGACAAGGCAGGCGCCGAGAAGATCATCTTCGAGTTCGTGCGCGGCCTGAGAGACGCCATCGAGAATTTCCCCGTCCGGTACTCGGCGCAGATCGGCGCTGAACTGGGCGCGCCTGCCGTGAAGGTAAACGCGGCGCTGAGCAAACGGTTGAAGGACTACCTTGTCGAGCTTGCAGACCGCCAACTACGGCTGTGAGAGTGTCCCCTTCTTTGTCGCGGATGCGCTGCGCCCCGACCCCGACCACACCGTCACGAGCTGGGCGGAAGAAAACGTCATCCTGTCGAGCGCATCGGCCGCGGAGCCTGGCCCGTATCGGGTAAGCCGCACACCCTACGCCCGCGAAATACAGGACTGCCTAAGCCCACACTACCCGGTGAACCGGGTGGTGTTCATCAAGGGCACGCAGATCGGCGGCACCCAGATCGGGCTGAACGCCATCGGCTTCTACATCGCGCACTCGCCGTGCCCGATCATGTTCATTCAGAAGACCGTGGATTCGGTCAAGCGCGTCTCGAAACAGCGCATCGCGCCGATGATTGCGGAATCGCCAGCACTGCGCGCCAGGGTATCGGATGCGCGGGCGCGGGATAGCGGCAACACCATGCTGCAAAAGGACTTCCCCGGCGGGACGCTGATCATGACCGGGGCGAACTCGGCTGTGGGTCTTCGGTCCATGCCGGCGCGGTTCCTGTTCCCCGACGAGGTGGACAGCTACGAGGCCGAGGCCGAGGACGAAGGCGACCCGATCAAACTGGCCGAGAGGCGGACGCAGACATTCGGGCATCGGCGGAAGATCTTCCTCGTCTCGACGCCGACGACCAAGGGGCGGTCGCGGATCGAAAGCGAATATCTGGCGAGCGACCAGCGAATGTATCATGTGCCGTGCCCGCACTGCGGCGAGACGCAAACGCTGAAGTTCGGCAACCTGAAATGGACGTGGGGCGATCCCGCCTCGGTCCATTACGTCTGCGAACACAACGGGTGCATCGTTTACGAGGCGTCCAAGGAAGACATGCTGGCCGGCGGTCAGTGGATCGCTGCATATCCCGAACGCAACGTCGCCGGGTTTCACCTGAATTCGCTGTACTCGCCGCCCGGCTGGATGGGCTGGGAGGAAATCGCGGCGGAATGGGAAGAAGCCAACGCCGACTTGAAGCTGGGCAAGCCTGAGAAGCACAAGACCTTCGTCAATACCATCCTCGCCGAGACATACGAGGACCGGGGCGATGCGCCGGACTGGCAACGGCTTTACGACCGCCGTGAAAACTGGCCCGTTGGCACTGTGCCTGCTGGCGGGCTGGTTCTCACGTCCTTTACTGACGTGCAAGGCGACCGCCTCGAAACGTCCGTCTGGGCGTGGGGCGAGGGGCTGGAAAGCTGGCACGTCGAGCATGTAGTGATCCGTGGCGCGCCGAATGAATCGGAGCCGTGGGCACAACTGGCCGATCTGCTGAACAACAGGACATGGCGCCACGCATCGGGCCACCTGATGCGGGTGACGGTGGGCATGGTGGATTCGGGCGCTTACACGTCCGAGGTCTACAAGTTCATCCGCTCCCAGGATGCGCGCCGGATACACGCCGCGAAGGGCCAGAAGGCTGGCAAGAACGTGTCATGGATCGGCGCCGACATCGATGACGCGGGCAAGCGCAAGCACGGCGGGCGGAAGATACGGAACATCGCCACCTCACAGCTGAAGCACGACTTCTACCGCCAGTTGAGGCTGGACAGGCCGACCGTTGAAAGCGGCGACCCGTTCCCACATGGCTACGTCCACCTGCCGGAAGCGGTTTCCGAGGATGGATGCCGCCAACTGGTGTCTGAAATCTACGGCTCTGACGGCAACTGGAACGTCAAGCAGGGCGAGCGCAACGAGTGGCTGGACTGCCGCGTCGGGGCGCGCGCCGCCGCCTATTGGGCGGGCGTGGACATCATGACCGAGGACGACTGGCAGAAGCTGCGCGAGGAATACGCGGGGCCGACGCCGGAACAGGTGGCGCAAGCCCCGGAACGACACCGCCGCGAGCCTGCCAAGCCCCAAGGGGAATGGATGGGCGGACGCGGCAAGAAATGGATCTGACATGGCCTTCACCCAGACGCAGCTAGACGCGCTTGAAAGCGCCATCGCGGCTGGCGTGACTGAATACCGGATCGGCGACAAGACTGTGAAATATGGGACGCTGGACGAGATGCTGAAGGTCCGCGAGATCATGCGCGCAGACCTTGGGCTGACCGAGGATGATGCCCCGCGCTACTCGACGGCTGCGTTCTTCCGCTGATGAGCATTCTTGAAAGGTTCATCGCTTCGGTATCCCCCGAGGCGGGCCTTCGGCGTGCCGTGGCCAAGGCCAAGCTTAACCTGCTGAGCGGTTCCGTGCGCTCGTATGACGCGGCCAAGGTGGGCCACCGGACGGACGGATGGACCAGCGTTTCTGGTTCCTCGGCAAACTCGGAGATATCGCCCCAGCTTCCGCGCATCCGGGAACGGTCGCGCGACCTGGTGCGAAACAATCCTTACGCGGCCAAGGCCGTCAACGTGCACGTCAACAATCTTGTCGGATCGGGCGTCATTCCGAAGCCGTCAGGCGGCACGCCCAAGCAGAACAAGGCTGTTCGCAAGGTGTGGGACACCTGGGCGGCACGCGCCGACGCTGATGGGATGCTGGATTTTTACGGCCTGCAAGCCCTTGTGGCCCGGACTGTGGTGGAATCCGGCGAATGTCTGATCCGCCGCCGCTCTCGCCGCCTGTCGGACGGGCTGGCAGTACCGCTTCAGATACAGGTTCTGGAGCCTGACTTCATCGACACCAGCCGCCAGGGCAGCACGTCCAGCAGCTACACCATCGACGGTATCGAGTTCGACGCGCTGGGCCGCAGGACTGCTTACTGGCTCTACAACCGCCACCCCGGCGACAACCGGGCCATGATGGTGGCTGGCATTTCGTCCAGCCGCGTCCCGGCTGAGGACATCCTGCACGTTTACGACAAGCTGCGCCCCGGACAAGACCGAGGCGTGCCGTGGTTCGCTCCGGTGATCCTGCGGGCGTGGGACTTGGCCACCTATGACGAAGCCGAGCTGATGCGGAAGCGGGTGGAAGCCTGCATCGCGGCCTTCGTTGAGCAGGAAGCAGGCGGTGACATCCGCCCATTGGGCAAGGTCGCCAACGGCACGAACACGGACGGGACATCGGGCGCGACCCGCCGCGAGAGTTTCGAGCCGGGGATGATCGAATACATGCGCCCCGGCGAGAGTGTGTCGTTCAACAATCCGCAGGGGACGGGCGGATATGGCGAATACATGCAGGTTCAGCTTCGCGGCATCGCTGCTGGCGCTGGCGTCATGTACGAGCAGATGACCGGCGATCTGTCGCTGGTGAACTATTCCAGCATCCAGTTCGGAAACATCGAGTTCCGCGCATCCACTGAGCGGCACCGCTGGCAGATGATCGTCTGCCAGTTCTCGGCCCCTGTCTGGGGCTGGTTCATGTCGGCGGGCTATGCGTCGGGTGCGTTGATCCGCCCTGACTTTGAAGCGGCATGGGTTGCGCCGCCGTGGCAGTCCATCGACCGCGAAAAAGACACCGCCGCCGACAAGGCACAAATCCGCAGCGGTCTTCTGCTGTGGGCGGATGCCGCCACCCGCAACGGCTACGACCCTGACGAGGCGATGGAAGAAATCGCAGCATTCCAGAAGAAGGCCGACGCGCTTGGCATCGTCCTCGACATCGACGTGCGGCAACGCGCGGGCAACGGCAACGCAGTAATCACAGGAGACACGGCTGATGCCGGAACGCAAACAGACGCCGGGAACGGTTGATCTGCCGCTACAGGTTCGGACGGGTTCCGTCCGCGCCGACAGCATCGACGTAGAGGCGCGCACCGTCGATCTGGTGTGGTCCACGGGCGCGGAAGTGCTGCGCCAGGATTGGTGGACGGGCAAACGCTACCACGAAAGCCTGTCGCTCGATCCCGCGCACGTCCGCATGGACCGCTTGAACAGCGGCGCGCCGGTTCTCGACACGCACGACACCTATTCGCTGGCGGCAGTCATCGGCGTTGTCCAGTCCGCGACTGTGGACGGCAACGAGGGCCGCGCCACCGTGCGCTTTGCCCGCACGCCCGAGGTCGATCCGATCTGGGCGAAGGTCGAGCAGGGCATCGTCCGCAACGTCAGCGTCGGCTACCGCGTCCACACCTACGAGAAGATCGAATCCGACGATGGCCCCGACACATGGCGGGCCACCGATTGGGAGCCCATGGAACTGAGTTTTGTCCCGGTTGGGGCCGATGCGGGCGCAGGGGTCCGCAGCGAAAACACCAAGACGTATCCCTGCACCATCCGGGCTTTGCCCGAGCCTGCTCATTCAGAGGAGACCCTTATGAGCGATGCCGTATCGGGCAACCCGCCCGTTGATGAGGCCCGTACCGAGACCGCCATTGCGGCGGCCATCGAGGCGGCCACCATCGAAACCCGCACCGAGAAGCACGCCAGCTTCAAGGAAGTCACCGCCGCCGTCCGTTCGGTCGGTCTGGATACCGAGTTCCGCGATGCCCTGTTCGGCAAAGTTGAGGACAAGGGTCTGACCATCGAGCAGGCCCGCGCAGCCATCTTCGATCACCTCGCCGAAAGGGACGAACAGGTGCGAACCGACAGCCACATCACCATCACCAAGGACGAACGCGACACGACCCGTTCGCTGGTCGAGAACGCCCTCATGCACCGCGCCGACCCGGCTGGTGTGAAGCTGGAAGACGGCGCCCGCCAGTTCATGGGCCTTCGCCTGCTGGAACTCGGCAGCGAAATCGCCCGCCGCGACGGTATCGACACGCGCGGCATGTCGCTGGTGGAACGCGCCGGCAACGTGCTGGGCCTGAACACCCGCTCGGGCGGCCTGCACACCACCTCGGACTTCCCGTATATCCTTGCGAACGTGGCGAACAAGTCGCTTCGCATGGGCTACGAGCAGGCTCCGCGCACCTTCCTGCCGTTCTGCCGCCGCGTGAACCTGCCCGACTTCAAGCAGGCCAGCCGCGTGCAGCTTGGCGAGGCCCCGGCGCTGAACGAAGTCAACGAGAACGGCGAGTTCACCTATGGGACCATCGGCGAAGGCCGCGAGGTCTACCAGCTCGCCACCTATGGCCGCATCGTCGCCATCAGCCGTCAGGCCATCATCAACGACGATCTGGGCGCCTTCACCCGCGTTCCGCAGTTGATGGGCAACGCCGCCGCCAATCTGGAAAGCAACACGGTCTACACGATCCTGACCGGCAATCCGACCATGGGCGACAGTGTGGCTCTGTTCGCCACGGCGCACGCTAACTTCCAGGGCACCGGCTCCGCCCCGGACGTGACCACCATCGGCGCGGCGATGACCGCCATCGGCTCCCAGACGGGCCTCGATGCGAGCACCTACCTGAACCTTCAGGGCCGCTACCTGATCGGCGGATGGCTGACCCACACGCTGCGGGCGCAGTACACATCGCCGAACTTCCAGCCGACCGCGCAGTCGGGCGTCAATCCCTACACCGGCCTGATCCCGATCACCGACGCCCGTATCACGGACACGTCCTGGTACGTCTCGGCTGACCCGTCCCAGATCGACACCATCGAGTACGCCTTCCTCGACGGCCAGGATGGTGTTTACACCGAAACCCGCATCGGTTTCGAGGTGGATGGCGTGGAGATCAAGGCCCGCCACGACTTCGCGGCCAAGGCCGTCGATTATCGCGGTCTTTATCGCAATGACGGCTCGGGCAACTAAGCACCCCCTCTGATTCAGGAGACCTGAAAAATGGCTACCAATTATGTTCAGGAGGGCTGCTTCGTCACGGTTGCTGCCCCCACCGGCGGCACCACGTCGGGCAACGCCTACCTTATCACTGGCATCTTCGGTGTTGCCTCCACCACCCAGCTTGTCGGGGTGGACGTGGAGCTGGCGACCGAAGGCGTCTGGACGCTGACGAAAGTCGGCTCGCAGGCGTGGTCGGTCGGTGATCGTATCTATTGGGATGACGCCAATTCGCGTTGCTCCAGCGATGCGGGCGCGGGCATCTACATCGGTGTGTGCACCGCCGCCGTGGCATCGGGCGCTGGCGACACCACCGGCAACGTCCGCCTCAACGGACTGACCCCGGCGCTGAACAACGGCGTGGTGAACGTCACCGCCGCCACTCTGACTGTCACCGCAGCCAAGCACGCGGGCAAGGTCGTCACGCTCAACAAGGCGGATGGCATCGCCGTCACGCTGCCGGCTGCGAGTGGAACGGGCAACACCTACAAGTTCTTTGTGGGTACGACCGTCTCGTCGGTTGGCACGACCATCAAGGTTGTCGGCAACGACACCATGGTGGGCAGCGCCATCAATGCCGCTGACGGCGGCGCAACTGCAGCGATGTTCGAGGCCAGCGGCACCGACGACACGATCACCATGGACGGCTCTACCACGGGCGGCATCAAGGGTGACTTCGTGGAGTTGATCGATGTGGCCGCCGATCTGTGGTCGGTGCGCGTGACCGGCTCCGCGACCGGCAGCGAGGCCACGCCGTTCAGCGCGACCGTTTCGTAACGTCTCTCCACTAAGGGCCGGGGCTTAACCGCTCCGGCCTCACTTCTTTTCGAGGCTCCCGACATGGCCAAGATCTTGATTGCTGCCACCGCCTTGGCGCTGGCAGCCTGCACCACCACGCCCGCTGACCAGAACATCCCCGCCATGAAGGTCAAGGCCGCAAGCTACGGCTTGGCGTGCCCCAAGGCTGACCCGCTGGTCACCTACGGCGGCGTATCCGAGGCGTCCGCTCAGTGGCCTTCTGCGGCGTTTCCGGGCGGGGTTATCAAGATGCCGCTCAAATACGCACAGCACGATTGGGCATCAGGTCCGCATGGCCACAACCGCATGGCCCATGAGGTCGCGCATACCTGCGGCGCTGACGAAACCACGGCGCGGTCTGTCGCCAACGCGTGGTGGCCCGTCGAGGCTGGATTCAATGGAGGGCTGCATGACTGACATGATCTGCGTTGCATTCCAGTTTGGCGAGGCTCCCTACATCCTAAACGATGCCCTGTGCCTGACGCAGGCGCAGTGGGACGCTCTCACGCCCGAGGAAGTCGCGGCGATGCAGCAGGCTCGATACGATAACTGGCGCGAGGCCATGACGAGGCCGCCGACGATTGATCCGCCGGAAGAGGTGATCTAGTGGCAAATCGGTACGCTGTAGGCACCGGCACTTGGGACGGGTCTAACACCGGCATCTGGTCCGCGACGAGCGGCGGTGCGACTGGTGCGAGCGTGCCCGGCGTAGGTGACGTAGCGTATCTGAATGCGAACAGTGGTGTGATCACGCTAGGCGCGAATGTTACGTGTGCGATCCTAGACCAGACGGGTTTTTCTGGCACGCTGGATTGGGCTGGATACAAGATTAGCCTAGCGTATAACAACGCGGCGATCTTCGCTGGCTCGACTACCTGCACGAACACCGGCACTCCGCTGATCGAATGCACCTATTCGGGGAGCGTGGGGCAGCGGACAATCACGACCGGCGCGGTAACTGAGGCCAACGCCATCAGTTTCAACATCACCGCCGGCACGGACGCTATTAACTCCCTCGCTGTTTGCCGTAATGTTAACTTTACCGGATTTTCCGGCAATCTGGTCAACAGCGCGCGCACCATCTACGGCAGCCCGACATACTCGCCGACGATGACTGCCACGCCGACCGCAAGTGCCACCACCTTCGCCGCCACCAGCGGAACGCAGGTCATCACGTCGAACGGCGTGACGATGGACTTCCCGATCACGGTGAACGCCCCCGGAGCCACAGTCCAACTGGCCGATGCGCTGACCATCGGCAGCACGCGGACGTTCACGCTGACGGCTGGCGGGTTGGACTTGAATGGGAAGAACCTGACGGCGGGTCTTTTCGACAGCAGCAACAGCAACGTCCGCAGCATCACATCCGGTGCGGGCCAGTTCTACTGCACATCTACGACGGGTTACCCATGGGGTG